TCCAAACTATATGGTAACTATATCCAACCAGGATCATTTATATGGGCCGCTGAAAGTGGTTCAACTTATGATGATGGTGAAGGTAATTTAATATGGTCTGGTACTGGAAATATATGTGGACAAATATTTTATCCTCATGGATTAGCTATTATAACTAGTGATTCTCAACCAGGAGCAGATGTTTATGGAACTGCTATTTATGGAAGTTCTCCTTACGGCATTTCAGATGTTGTAGTAATTGATAATCTTGTTAATTCTCCTAATGTAACTTGTTCCTTTTCTTCCTCACTTACAATTTATGAAACACAATATAAATGTACAGTAGGACAAAATGAATTTAATTTTAGTCAAAACCCAACAATTACCTCAGGAAGTACAGCAATTTCAAGCTCTATAGGAACTTTTTATACTCCTGGAGAATATATTTATGATTGGGCAACAGGTTCATATTTTCAACCTTATGTAACAACAATTGGTTTGTACAATGAACAACAAGAGTTATTAGCAGTAGGAAAATTATCACAACCTTTACCCTTATCACCCACAACAGACACAACATTATTAGTAAATATAGATAGATAATTATGGCAACTTTAGACTCAACTAACGTAGTAAACGGAAATACAATAGAAGCAACAGATGTTCTTCAATTATACCAAGCTTTCGGTTCTGCTGGAGCCGGCATTACTGGTTTGGCAATGACTGGTAGTTTATATGGTAATGCTTTAACAGCTACTACTGCTACAACAGCAATAACAGCTTCCAATATTAATTCAGCTATTGTTTCTACTGGTACTTATTACTTAGCTTTTGTAGCTGGTTCTGGAGTTAAACCTACTAAAATTGCTTCTCTTTTAGAATACAATGCTGCTACTAATGAATTAAATGTTACAGCTTCTTATGCTACTGAAGCTGAAAATGCTTGGGATGGTTTATATTCTTATTTCCAACCCACAGGCAATCCCTCTACTCCTACAATAGTAGATTCAAATACCCAACAATATCTTATAGTAGATACTTCTGCTGCTCTAGGTTTTGCTTTTTCGAATGCTCAAGATGGACAAATAGTAAATTTTACATCTATAGAATCTCAACCTAGTATTAGTTATAATAATATAGCTGTTACTGCTTCCGGAGTAAATGTTTTTGGACTTAATGGTGGTATTATTACTACTGGAAATGATAATACTTTAGATAACATATCTGGTTTACCTAATGGGTACTCATTCAAATTTATGTTTAGAGCAGGAAACTGGTATTTTATTCAATAATAAAAAATTAACAATGTGGTTATACAACGAAAAAGTTATAGAAAATATTGAGGATTTCCCTCAAAATACATTTGGTTTTATTTATATGACAACTCATAAACCAAGTGGTAAATCTTATATTGGTAAAAAGGTATTATACCACAATGTAAAGAAAAAACTAACAAAAAAGGAACTAGCAGAACAAACAGGTCCAGGCAGAAAACAACAAAGCAAATTAGTAACAAAAGAATCTGACTGGAAAACATATTATGGCTCTGCTAAACCAATTTTAGAATTCATAAAGGATGGTAAACAAAAGGACTTTACCCGTGAAATTTTACAATTGGTTCCTAATAAAAAACTTCTTACTTACTACGAATGTAAGTACTTATTTCAATATGATGTTTTAGAACGACCTGAACATTATTTTAATGATAATATATTAGGTAAATTCTTTTCTAAAGATTTCGCTTAATTTGGTAATCCAATTATTTTTTATTATATTGTAGGGGATGTTGAATCAACCTTTAATTGCCTTAACAAATTCTGTTTTAGGAACCGGTAGACAAACAGCAAGAGGTAACTATGCTTACCATTGTCCTTTTTGTAACCACCATAAACCTAAATTAGAAGTTAACATGTCTGAAAATGCTAAAGGAGAAAATCCTTGGCATTGTTGGGTTTGTGATAAACGAGGTAAAAAAATATTTCAATTATTTAAAAAAGTTTCAACCCCCCCTGAAAAAATGGCTGAATTAAATGCCATTGTAAAATATGTTGGTCCTGAAACTAATTTTGAGGTTAAAGAAACCTTATCTTTACCCAAAGAATACAAAACATTTAATAACCTAACCAAATCAGATATTGAAGGAAGACATGCTCTAGCATATCTAAAATCCAGAGGTATTACTGAAGAAGATATTCTTAAATATAGTATAGGGTATTGTGCAACAGGTCCTTATGCTAAAATGGTTATTGTTCCTTCTTATGATGCTAATGGAACATTAAATTATTTTACAGCCCGTTCAATTGATAAAGATGCTAAAATAAAATATAGAAACCCATCTGTATCTCGTGACATCATACCATTTGAATTGTTTATAAACTGGGATATACCGTTTATATTATGCGAAGGACCATTTGATGCCATAGCCATCAAAAGAAATGCTATCCCGCTGTTAGGCAAAAATATACAAGCAACATTAATGAAGAAGATTGTAAAGTCTTCTGTAGATAAAATATATATAGCCCTTGACAAAGATGCCCAAAAACAAGCTTTATCGTTTTGCGAGCAACTTATGAACGAGGGTAAAGAAGTTTATCTTGTAGATATGCAAGATAAGGACCCAAGTGAAATGGGTTTTTCTAATTTCACAAAATTAATACAAGAAACTTATCCTTTAACTCTTTCTGAGTTATTAGGTAAAAAACTATTTTTATGAGTAAAAAGAATATCAAAAAGTCTTACGATAGGATTTTAGAAATTTCGGATGATGCGAAACAAATTACAATGCCTGACTCCAGGTATTACAGAAGAAACGGTGAATACTACCCCTCAGTAACTTATGTTTTAAGTTATTACCCAAAAGGTAAATTTTTTGAAGACTGGCTTAAAAAAGTAGGTTACTCTTCAGAATACATTGTTAAAAAAGCCGGTGAAGAAGGTACAGCCGTTCACGAAATGATTGAAGAGTATTTGAATGGAAAAGAATTAAATTTCCTTAACCAATATGGTAATCCTCAATATAGTCCTGACGTATGGCAGATGTTTTTACGTTTTGTAGAATGGTGGGAAGAATACAATCCCAAATTAATCGAAACAGAAGTACATCTATTTTCAGACGAATTAAAAATAGCAGGTACCTGTGATATAGTTTGTGAAATTGAAGATGAACTTTGGATTATTGACTTTAAAACTTCAAACCACCTCCAGACAACTTATGACTTACAAACGGCAGTTTATGGTAAGTGTTATGAAGAGTGTTATGGTAAAACTCCTGACCGTTATGGTATTCTTTGGTTAAAATCTTCTAAGCGTAAAGGTGCAACTGGTAAGATGCAAGGTAAAGGATGGGAAATGTATGAGTCGTCTCGTTCACAAGAAGATAACTTAGATATCTTTAAAACAGTTAAGAAATTATTTGACCTAGAAAATCCCGAACATAAACCAATATTTACTGAATTCAGAACGCAAGTAAAAAGAAATCTGTAATATTTATGGTAAATTAATTTTTATGAAAAAATATATATTATCTGAAGAATTTAAACGCATGCAAAAAATAGCAGGTATTATTAATGAAAATAAATCTGCTGCTCCTTTTCCTCCTGAAAAATGGACAAGTCTTGGAAAAGATTTTGAATTTGAAGAAGATGAAACTACATATACTGATGGTACATCAGAACCAGAGTATCGATACACATACTATGGAATTAACTTTTATCCTACAGAAGATAAAACATTAGAGTCCGAAATTCAATATGATGACTACACAGATGAAGAGTGGAAAATAGTAGATAAAAAATTAGATGAATTGATGGCTATACTAGATAATAATGGTTATGAGTATAGGGCTATGGAATATAGTAGGGGAATAGATTTTACAATTTCTTATTAATATGCATTAAGTTGTAATATTTATGACAAACCCTATCTATGATTGGACTGATATCTTTATTAAAGGAAATTCAAGGTAAGCCAAAAGCAATCTTTATGGCCGGTCCTGCTGGATCAGGGAAATCATATATCTCTTCTAAATTAGTACCCTCAGATTTTACTACAATAAATGTAGATGATACCTATGAAGCCTTGTTAAAGGCTTCTGGTATTGGTATGAAGCTAGCCCAAATGTCACCTGACGAACTAAAAAAATCAGGTGAATTAATGGGTCAAGCAAGAAAAACTACTACTAAAAAATATGAGGATGCTATTAAAGATGCTAAAAACATTTTAATTGATAGTGTAGGAGGTTCTTCTAAAACACTCCTTAAGAAAAAACAACAATTAGAAGATTTAGGTTATGATACTATGATGATAATGACATACGTTTCGCCTATTACCTCACTAGAGCGTAATAAACAGCGAGACAGAACATTGTTGCCGAGTATTGTGATTCGTTCTTGGCGCGACGTAAATAAAAATATAGATACATACAGACAAGCTTTTGGTCAAAATTTAATATTACTAAATCTAGATCCAGATAGTGCTAATAAAAAGTTCGATGAAGAATATATTTTTAAAACATTTATTGAACCTTTAGGACAAATAGGTAAAGAAAAAACCCCTGAAGAAAAAGCAAAATCTGAAGAAGAAAAACAACAAATTTATTCTGATATCAAAAAAGCAATTGATAACCAACCAGAATTTGATACATTAGAACACGCACAACAAAAAATTACTAACTTTATAAACAAATGAAAAAATTATTAGATTTACTTAACGAAGTAGAAGAAAAACAAATCGAAAAACCAATTAAAGAAGAAGGTTCTTCTGTAGTAGATGAAATTGGTAAATTCTTTGTAGTTAAAAAACCTGGGAAGGGTATGACTAAAGAAGATATGGTATATGAAGCTACTATCTTTGACGAAATCAAAATGAAAGAAACTAAAGGTGCTTATAAAAACAGATCTGAAGCTAATCGTCATGCTACTGAGGCTTTAAAAGAATACGAAATGCAGCTTAAAGAAATGGAAGATGCTATGAACGAATTCCGTGAAGCTAAAAAATCTATTGAAGATAAGAAAAAAGCTGCTAAAGAAAAAATCAAAGCTTTACAATAAATGAATAAACTAACTAAATTCCTTATTAAGGAACTGTTAGATGAACCTCAAACAGTGGCCATTTATGGTGGTGGGTTTAAACCCCCTACTAAAGGTCATTTTAATGTAGCTGAAAAAGTATTAGCTAATTTTCCTGAAATAGATGAATTAAAAATATTTGTAGGTAGTGGTGTTAGGGATGGTATTACTCAAGACGAATCTATTAAAGTTTGGAATATCTACAAAAATTACCTTTCAGATAAAGTAGATGTAGAACCATCTATTGCCCCTGTTAAATCAGTTTTAGGATACGCTAAAGAAAATCCTGATACAAAAGTATATTGGATATTAGGAGCTAGAGAGGGTGATGAAGAAGATTTAAAAGATATTGTTAGTAGAACTAGAAGTATTGATAAATATCCTAATTTAGAGGTTAAAGTTATTTCTACAAAAGGTGGTGTTAGTGGTACTAAAACTAGAAAAGCAATAGCCGACAATAATAAAGAACAATTTTTTTATATGATTCCTGATGTTAAAGAAAAGGAAGAAATATGGGATATTGTTTCTAACCTTCAAGAATCAGTTACTCCAGATGAATTAAAACAAGCAGATGCTTTTGCTGATAAACAATTAGCTCCTATTGATATTGACTTAACATCAGATCATGTCTTAAAAAGACTAACAGGCAGAGATTCAGATGTTACTTTAGCTCAATTAATAGGATTTTTTAAACGTTTAGGTAAACGTAAAAAAGAGTTTATGGATTTCTTTTCTAAGTTTAAAGAAATTGTAGCTACAGATGATAGAACAAATTTAAATATTCCTTTTATTAATTTAGCAAACAAAGCAATTGCTAAAACAATTATGCGAAAGGATGATTTTGAAACATCAAATCCAAAGTTAGTATTTGAAGTAGGCGAAGCAAATCTTAAACCATATGATTGGGAAGAAACTGATAGATATGACAGAACTTTAGAAGTTAGATTTACAACAGATTCAGAAACAGATTATATAGTTGAACTTACTGCTTTTTCTTGGAGAAACATACCAGCAATTGATATAGAATTTTCTGCTAGACTTAAAAATGATGGTGGTTTTTCTTCTAAAAGAATGACTAATAAAGGTGAATTATTTAAAGTAATGGCTACCATTACTGATATTGTAAAACACTATACTGATGAAGCAGGAGTTAAAGTTTTAATTTATTCTCCTCATAAAAAATCATCAGATGACATTTCAAACCAAAGAGGTAAACTTTATAGAACATTTATCCAAAAACAATTTCCTGGTGTCAAATTTAAAGTTATTGCTGGTGAAACAGATATTGCTATTTTACCTGGTTGGGAAAAGACAATTGATTTTGAACCTACAGATGATTTAATTAATGAAGGTCGTTATGATTCTTTAACTAGAAATGTTGTTAGAGATATTATGGACGATTGGAAATCTCAATTTGATGGTTCAAATGGTAAATTAGAGTTTAATGAAGATTACGAGAGTGGAGTTATTGATTTTGAACTTTATGCTGTACTAACTGTTAAAGAAACTAAGTATGGATTATATAAAGTTGATGGTGGGGCTGACCCATTAAGAAAACCAGCTTATTTAGAAATTAAATTCCAAGTTGACCCAAGAGATTTACCTCAAAAATGGGAAGACATTTATATGGATTTAACGGATGTTGTTAGACACGAGTTAGAACATATGACTCAACAAGGTACTAACGTTATTGCCTCTAAAGAAATGGCTGATGATGAAATACTTAGAAAATTAATTAAACTAAAATTCTTACCAAAATCAGATTACTATAAATTAGAACAAGAGGTAGATGCTATGCTTCAGGGTATGTACTTGAAAGCTAAAAAATCTAAAACACCTTTTATAGAGGTAATTAATGATTATTTTGATAAAGCAAGAGTGAGTAAAAAAGATAGACAAGATATTTTAGATCTATGGAGACAAAGAGCAAAAGCTTTATCTTTACCTTTAAATGAGGCTGACCCTAAAAAAGGAACAGGTAAAAAACCAAAAGGATCTGGTCGTAGATTATACACAGATGAAAATCCTAAAGATACAGTAGGTATTTCTTTTAAAACAAAAGAAGATATTGTTGATACTTTAAATAAAGCATCTTTTAAATCAAAATCACATGCTCGTCAATCTCAAATTATTAATTTAATTCATCAACGAGTTAGAGCTGCCTATGGTAAAGCAAAAGATCCTGAGGTAAAAGCAAGATTAAAACGTGGTTTAGATTATATTGAATCACGTAAAGAAGCATCTAAAAAGAAAACAGAACGTTTACGCAAAATGAAAGAAGCCTCAGACCCACAAGCTGGAACAGCTTTACCTTTAAAAGAAAACTACTCTGAACTTGAACAGTATAGGAAGTTAATACTTAAACAACTTATAGATTCAAAAATAGGCAAACAGATAAGAAATGCAGTTGAAGATAAAGTTGGAAAAGAAGCTGTAGAAGGAGTTTATATAATAGGATCTGTGTTAGATTCAAAAAAATTTCATGAAGAAAGCGATATAGACATAGCGGTGCTTATAAATGTTCCTAATATGGATAAGGGGACTAATGAAGAAATGAGCTATGAACTCTCCCAAACATATTCAATTCCAGATGGAGGTTTTGTTGATGTATCTATATGGAATAGATCCAAACCTTTAGGGAAAATGGTAAAACTTAAAGAAGCCTCAGACCCACAAGCTGGAACCGCTTTACCTTATGGTTCAGGATTTGCTCCTGTAAAAGAATTAGTAACAGCTACACAAGTCATTTGTGATAATTGTGGTTGGGAATGGGATAAAAAAGATGGTGGTAAAGACTTATATATTTGTCATAAGTGTGGACATGATAATACCCCTAGTAAAGATTTATTTGGTTTAAATGAATTAGCAAGAACTTTTGTAAAAGAAGTTTTTGAAGAAAGTTGGAATCCCAAAGAAGCATTCTTATCTTTATGTGTATTTATGAAAGACAATGGAATGAACATACTCCCATTGCCTAAAATTAAGGTTATATCGGACGATAAAGAAAACGCGTCTCGTCTTTTGGGTAAGACAGCTTATTACAATCCAGCTGACAAGTCAATTACTCTTTACACCTTTGGAAGGCACCCAAAAGACGTTCTACGTTCTTTTGCCCATGAGATGGTTCACCATGAACAAAACTTAAATGATACATTAGGAAATATTAGCACAACTAATACAAATGAAGATGGTCATTTAGAAAAGTTAGAAAAAGAAGCATATTTAAAAGGTAACATTATGTTACGTAACTGGGAAGATAGTATAAAAAATGTATAAATTAAAATTAACAGATGTATACAAGCAGCTTAAAGAGGATGAAAACCAAGCTGAAGAACAAAGATACAGAATCTATTGTGATATGGATGGCGTACTTTGTGACTTTGATAAGCGTTTTACTTCTCTAAACCCAGAACACCTTTCTCCAACTCAATATGATGCCAAGTATGGTTCAGAAAAGTTTTGGGATTTAATTGACAATCAAGTAGGTGTTAAGTTTTGGGTAGGTATTCCTTGGATGAAGGATGGTAAAGAATTATGGGATTATATTTCAAAATATAAACCAACACTTTTATCGGCTCCTTCGCGACAAAACGAATCACGTTTAGGAAAACGTTTATGGGTTAAAAATAATATCCCTGGAACTAAATTGATTCTTTCATCAGCTTCTAAAAAACAAAATTATTCCGGCAGAGATAAAATACTTATCGATGATCGCCCAGATAATATCGAACAATGGAGATCAAAAGGTGGTATAGGTATTTTACATACAAGTGCCGCTGACACGATTAAACAATTACAAAATATAGGACTATAATGGCATCACCAATAACATACAAAAGATTAGTTTTATCTGGAGATAAAGCAAAAGAAACAGCCGATGAGGTTAAATCCAAAATGTCTAAAGAATGGAAAAAAGATTTTCCTGATGGTAAATTAGATATTAAAGCTGGTGTAGAAGGCAAAATGGTGATCGATGTAAAAACCAAAGATTCATCAGCCGCTTCATTAGCTTCTAAAATTAAAGATGTAGCTTCTAGAAATAAAGTAGATGTAGTTACTAAAGATAAACCTACTTTAAAAGCTGTTAAAGAAAACGAAGATGATATTATGAAACGAATTAAATCGTCTTTATCATTTCAAGTTTCAGGAGGCAAAAAAGGTAAGCCAATGTCTTCAGGACAAGATTTACCAGCAAATACAAAAATAACTAAGTCTGAATTAAAAGAACTTATTAAAAAGTTTAATAAATAAATGAATAAAAACTCAGTTTTAAAAAAAGAATTCAAACAGAAAGACGTTCAACGTCTCCGTAACTTGGTTCAAGGCAAGCATGGAGAAAGAACTACTGTTGGAATTGGTTACGATAAACCTAAAGAATTTCATTCGGAAGGCGATATATGGGAAGAAGATGGTCGAACATGGACTATCAAAAATGGTTTAAAACAAAATATAACAAAATTAGATAAGGCAAAAGAAGGAATTGTACTACCTTTATTTTGCCCTACTTGTTCTCGTACGATGAAACCCCATTTAGATAAAAGGTGGTATGTAATGTATGGGCACTGTTTTGATTGTCAGGTTGATTTTGAAGCCGAATTAAAAAAACAAGGTAAACTCCAAACATTTGAAAATGAAGTAGTTAATGCTAACATTGATGGAGCTATTAAAGACTTTGAAGTTTGGTTTGAAGAATTAATTAATGAAAAACAACAATTCATAACTGAAGATGGTGACATTGAAAAATGGGATGGTTCTGGTAAAACACAATTATTAAAATATAAAGAAGAAGCACTAGAATATTTAAAAAATAAAAAAAGATAATGGAACCAATAATGATGATTTCAACGATACTTGTTGCCCTTATAACGGCTGTATTCGGACCAGTTGCTGTTGAATGGGCAAAGAATTATTTTTCAAAGAAAAAAGAAGAAAAAAATCCTGTAGATGAAGCAATTTTAATGAATAACTTAGTTGATGAACAACTTGATGTTATTATGGATGAATTAAATTGCGATAGAGTATGGGTTACTCAATTCCACAATGGTGGACATTTTTACCCAACAGGTAAATCAATCCAGAAATTTTCTATGTTCTATGAAAAAGTAGCTCCTGGTAATCAACCATCACAACAAAGTTTCCAAAACGTTCCTGTTTCATTGTTTCCAAAAGCAATGACTGAACTCTATAAAAATGGTGAAATAGCAGTTCCTGATACTGAAGGTGAAACTTATGGTTTAGGATCAGCTGCTGAACCTTATGGTGCTCAATCTTACTATTTGATAGCATTAGACGATTTACACGATCGTTTTATTGGTGTGCTTTGCGTAGATTTCCAACAAAAATACAAATTATCTAAGGAAGATTGGATATTTATAAGACAGAAAGCAGGTGTCATTGGCACTTTGCTTGATGAATATTTAAATGCTAAAAAATAAAATGGAAAAGTATTTACAAAATAAAAGATTGTTTAATAGTCCTATAACTATTACTAAGGATACTATTGTAAATCAAACTCCTCCCCCTCCAACTCCTAAAAAAGTAACACCTACTCCAAAACCAGAACCAAAAATTGAAGAAATAATTCCTGAACCTATTCAAGAAGAAATAATTGATGAGGTTCAAGAAGAAATAATTAAACCAAAACGTACTCGTAAGAAAAAAACCGATGAAGGATATTAAAAAAATACAAGAATTCTTTTCTAAACCTTTAAACGAAGGTAAACAATTAGATATTACAGACTTTCAAAAAGTAGTTCAGGCCGTAAAATCAACAGGTCATCCTGCTACTGTAATGTTAGTTCCAAAATGGAACGAAATTGAAATCATTACAGGTATGAATGCTCCTGATGACATGATTTATGATATTAGTAAAGCAACTTCTCCTCTAGGTTATAACCATAAAGAACTTTCTATGTCTGGTGATTCTTCAAGCTTAGGCAGAGGTGAGTATAGTGAGATTGAAAAAGTGAACGGTGGTCATATGGACTATCGCCGATTTGAAGAATCAGTAAAAGAAATGGAATACGGAGATCCAGTAGATGCTGTATTTAGAAAATACGCTGGAAAAACTATCGAAATGGATTTTGAAGATATGGAGTCTGATTGGGCTAATCTTTTAAATGATTTAGAAGATTATTTCCCTGGAGATAAATTATCTGACTTTATGGATAGTGGAGAGGCTGATCTTTATTTAGATGATTATAACATTACTCTTATGGAACCAATTATGGACAAAGATGTTGATTTGGATGTCTTAAAAAGAGCTAAAGCTAAAATGGATATTGATAAAATGAGATACGATGCTGGAATGCCTCCTATGGACTCAATTGCTAGCTTAAATGAAGATGAAGATATTGACTTTGAATATAGAGCTGTATTAGATAAATTCAAAGATATAATGAAGGGATTAGACGTTAAAGAAGCTGATGCCTTACAACAAAAATTAAAAGCCTATTTTGCTGGCTTAGACGAAAACATGAAAAAATCATTCACAGACTATACAAACCAAGAATTAGCTGCTTACGTTAAAAACACTAAAGATAAAAAAGCAGCTAAAGAATTACATAAACGCTCTCAAAAACTTAAAAATTTATCTCGTACTGATGTAAACGAGCGAGCGGATCATGTAAACCCAATGGTAGCTAAAGCATATAAAGATTATATTAAAGCCAAAAAAGACTCAGCTGCTGATATAGACTTTGCCGAAGACCCAGAAAAAGCATATCGCTACTACTCTAAAAAATTAAACAATACTTACTCTACCAAAGCAGATAGAGATGCTATCGAAGCTATCTTAAAGAAAAAATACGGTAGTGCTTTAGAAGAATCCCTAAAAGAAATGGATATCAACGACCCAGTCGCTATGAAATTTAGAGCAGCTCAAGATAAGTTAGCCAAAATGAGAGCAGCTAATGCTGGTGATGATGGTAACGATAAATTCTTTGATGCAGCTAAATTACGTGCTTTAAAATCTAAACGTGCTCAAATTATGCGTGATATGGAACAAGAAGCAGAACCAGAAGGTGGTCCAATTGCTAACCGTTACGGTGATATGCTTAATGCTGTTGATGCAGAAATTGCTAAAGAAAAAGCTATGATGGGTTTAGAAGAAAATAAACCTGCATTTAATGTTAACAACCACATCAAAGCTATCCAAATCCAATTACAACAATTGGGTGTTAAATATGAAATGTCAGGCAACCCATATAAACCATTTAAAGTAATTTACAAACCAGTAAACAAAGACGATAATTGGTATAAAAACTTTGATGATATTATATTCAGATATAATCTTGGAAGTGTTGTAAAAACAACAATGGATGAAGCTACAAAAGACGAAGAAACTACATTCCATAAAAAATTAGATAAATTAGTTCATGATACCTTTGGTAAAAGAAAAGGTGAACTAGAAGAAGCAGCTGACCAAAAACAAGCCGATATCTATGCTTATCAATTTATGCAATATTTTGATAAAATGAGAAGGATAGTTGGAAGTAACTTTGGAGATGATACTAGAAAAGAATTTGAAAAACTAGTACAAAATAAGTTTTCTAACCATACAGTAAATGAAACAGAAGAATTAACCGAAGCATATGTTCCTTCAAACATTAAAGAATTTGCTAAAAGAAGAGGTGTATCTTCTTTAGTAAACAAAGTAGCAGGTTGGGCTGAAAAAGTAGGCGCTCGCATTACTGGCGGAACAGCAATTGGTAAAAATTATAACACTTTAATCCTCGATTTAGGTTACCAAACAGCCGATATTCGTATTGATATTGAAGACGAAACAATCGAATTATACGACGAACCAGTTTACAGCTTTGCTGATTTCAAAAATGTGTTTATTGAAGAAGTAACCCGTCAACAAATGGAACACGATGAAGAACAATTACGTCGTGAGCGTGGTTTAGAAGAAAAAATTGCTGAAGCATTAGATAAAATTAACGAAGAACTTTGCCCTGCTGGTAAAGCATATATTAAGAAAAGACAAGCAGCTGGCGAAAAATCATCTGCTTATCTTTCAGGTCGTGCTGTAAAGGTATGTAAAGGACAAATGAAAGGATGATAACACGAGAGCGTCTACAAGAAATTATCAATGAGTCATTACGCGACTGGTTCAAAAAAGAGGACTGGGTGCGTATTGATACTCAAGGTAACATTACTGGTCCTTGTGGAACAATGAAAAAAGGACAAGCTACTACTCGTTGCTTACCTCGTAAAAAAGCTCAATCATTATCTAAAGCCGAAAGAGCTAAAACATCACGTAAAAAAGTTGCTGGCTCTAAAAAAGGAAAACAGTTTGTAAAAAACACAGAAAAAGCAGAATACAAAAAAGGCACATATCAAAAGAAAAAATAACATATTTATAACATATTATTATGGCAAACTTTGACTATAGAAAAGCTATAAAAGAAAATAAAGCTACCTTCTTTTCATCATTGACTGAAGGTCAATTTTCTTGGATGACTCAAGACACCGAACAACAAATCGGCTCAGAACCAGAAAATACAATCCCTGTATACATGTTTGATAATAAAGGTAAATCTTATTATGAAAAAGAGTATAGTGGGTATGGTGAATTTGGTGGTAAAGATTACTACGAATTAGTAGCTGAAATGAATGGCTACACAAAAGATGATGCTTATGAATTGGGTGGTACTTTTAAAGATTTAAGAGGTATTGGTATTAAATTAGCTTTTGGTGATCTAGAACCAAAAAATGGTGGACCAGTATTATTTCCTGCTTTGGTCGCTGACCCAAGTATGTTTAACTATAAAACCCATGACTTTACTCAAGAAGCAGAAAACGATCCAAATCAATCTTGGTATGCTCCTGAAGAAGAGGAAGATGAAGATGATAATTATTCTTGGGAAGATGAATATGGTGATGACGAAGAAATTGACGAAGGTAAAGACGAAATGAGCGCTGAAGAAAAAGCTAACGTATTCGTTAGAGAAGCTGAAGGCGAAGTAATGGTTGATGCTAAATTGTTATCTTCATATATTGACGAAATGATTTCTTTAGCAGATGATATGGATTACACTCCAGCTATTATTAAATCATTAAAAGGCCTTAAATCAAAATTATCAGGTAAAATGAGTGTAAAAGATGCACTTGATTTTGTTAAAAAGACTATTGATATTACAGGTGATGATATTGATGCTATTGAAGCTTTAGGTCAAGCTACTAAATATAATGATGCCGTTATTGCTAAAGCAAAAGAAATTAGTGGTATCAAAGAAAATAAATCAAATAAAATGACTAAAAAAGAATTAAAAGAAATTATCAAATCAGCTCTAATGAATGAGATTGATCTTGATATCGATAAAATGGAAGACGCTCCAGAATCTGAAGTTGATTTCTTATCAGAAACCCAAAACAGAGAAGTATTAGCTATGGCTGATATGATCATGGATGCTTTGGGGGCTGAAAAATTTGTTGAAGAGTTAATCTTAGCAATGTCCACAAACGAAGCTAAAGATAATTTAGAGCACATTATCCAAATGTATGATTTAGAAGATTATAGTTCTTTAAGAGAAGCTGAAGAAGAAGTAGAAACAGAAGAAGAAGTAGACGTAGACGTTGAAGAACCAACTCCATCAGACGAACCAAAAGGTGGCATTGACGTAATGCAAAATGCTGATGCTGACTTAACTGGTGTTGAAAAAGAAGTTCAAGATAACTTAGAGGCAGCTATGGAAGCAGCTAAAAAATTGAACGACGAAAAATTACAACAACAAATTGGTAATTCATTAACATTCTTTACTCGTCAGCATGTTGTTAAAGAAAACAACAAAAAATACTACAAAGACGCTGAAGCTGATGATGCTGAACATATTAAAGCTTTAGAAAAAGATATGAAAGACGATAAAAAATCTTCTGAAAAATTGCAAGAAGCAATGTTCCCAATATTAAAGAAAATTTTAAAATAAAAGTATATGAACACACAAGAATTATTTGACAAAATTGACGCTTTATACGAAACATTTAAAGCTGAACACGCTGGTAAATCTAAAGCTGCTCACGGCCGCGCTCGTAAAGCTTTAGGTGAGATCAAAAAATTGATCACAGAATATCGTCAAGCATCCGTTGCTGAAGATAAAAAATAAAAATAAAATGAAAGACAACTTCGATTTGAGAAAATACCTTGCTGAAGGTCGCTTATTAAAAGAAAACACAGGTAAAACCATTTCATATATTCAGGATGGTGACAACAAAATACTTTTTCTTCCTCCTGGAGAATATCCATTAATAGTAAGTGGATTTTATGGTGGTGGATCATATAGAAGTTTTAGAAAACAACCAGTGTCAACCCTTACTGTTAAAGATAATGGTTTAGAACTCCCAATTATACGTGGTAACCTTGTATATAAAAACACTCCACCGGTTACCCATCCAAACCAACTCCCTGATGGTTATTCTCCTTATGTAGATGCTTTTAGGGAAAAAGTTAAAAAACGTAGAATTAGCGATGAAACTGGCCTTCATGTAGATTTAAGAGACTTTGATTTTAATGAAGTTGATAATTTTGATAATCTAGCTGAAGGCCGCTTATTGAAAGAAGCCATTGACTTCCCAGAAATGGAAGATGAGTTTGAAGGTGCTATGTTAGCTTCTACTCAGTCAAAAGAAAGCTATCTTAGAGATATTGCCGATATTCCATATTATGAAATTGATTTAAGCGGCTACTATGAGGTAGAAAACGCTATAGAACAAGGAGTTTATACAGAAGAAGAAGCTTTGAAGCTTATGAAAAAATGGGCTAAAGACAAATTACAAGAATTATATCGCGAAGGAAACTATGATTAACGAACGCGAACTTACTAAAGCCGAACTCAATAAAAGAGAAGAAATTATTAAAGACCTTAAAAAACAAAAAAAGTCTTTAGTAAAACGATATGGTAAGGACGCAGAAAAGGTTATGTATGGTCGCGCAACAAATATAGCTAAAAAACAAGCCGAATCAATGAACAAAGAAAAATTAAAAGAACTCGTTAGAAAATCTTTAATGAACGAAACAGAAGAATTTTCAGAAGAAGATATCCAAGATGTTATGACAACTTTCAACATCTCTAGAGAAGAGGCTATTGACCACTTACGTCAACAAGAAGCTGATTACAGACGATTTGATATGGATGAAGCTAAAGGTAAAGACTTAGATGGTGATGGCGATGTTGATTCAGATGATTACTTAGCTGCTCGCGATGCTGCTATTAAAAAAGCTAAAGCAAAAAAAGAAATGAAAGAAGATATGGACTTAGGTCACGAAGACAACGAACCACACATGCTTAAAGCAGACCTTTATCGTATTGGAAAATACGCTATGGAATTATACCAAATGGTAGATGAGTTTGAAGGTAAAGGTGAGGTTGATTTTCCTCATTGGTGGCAAGCTAAAATTATTAATGCTAAAGAAGCTTTAGTTGGCGCTAAACATTATCTTGATTTTGAGATGAAAGAACCTCAAATCGATGCTATGGTAGATGTTGCTGCTGAAGAAGATGTAATCGATGAGGGCTTACCTAAAGGCTTTTGGGCTAAAAAGATTCCTGGTGGTTTAGACGAATCATACGAAACTTTAGTTAAAAAAATAACAGGACAAGGTAAGTCAGAAAAAGCAGCTAAAGCAATTGCTGGAGCTGTTGCTTCATACAAAGCAAAAGGCGGTGGAAAAGGTCCAACTGCTAAACAACGTAAATAATGACTCAAGACGAATTAAAAGAAAAAATCAAAATAATTGTCAGAAAGATAAGAAAACCAGAACACTTATCTGCTGACGATACTGTTTCTTTAGATGCTCCTAAGTTCCCTGTTTTAGAAAAATTTCCAACATTAAAAGAAGTTATTGTTAATTTATTAACAGACCAATACGAATTATTTATAACAGATATCCAGTGGGTGGCTCCAAAACCAACCACTTTTCGTGTTATACTTGGGAATGGTGAAACTTTTATGTTAACTTATTCCCCACGAAGTTGGATTGCTCAAATTGAAGGTAAAAAATATTACTTATTAAATTTGAGTGAAGAAGAATCAGCCACAGAAGCTATCGCTCGTATTTTATCTTACGGAATGCAAGAAGAAGCAGGAGCAGAAGCTGAAGGAGGCGAAACAACAGCCGCTGAAACACCTGCTGCTGGAGAAGAACCAGCAGCTGCTGGAGAAGATATAACCGCTGAAGCATAATGGAATTATCTAGAGAACATATAATTCATACTTTAGGAATCTCAGTTCCCTTAAATGAATCTGTCCAACTTAGCAGGTCTATGGAATTAAAAATTCTTCATGAACAAATGCTTTATGAAACATTTTTAGACACTGTAAAAAATTACGCCCAAGATAAATTAGATAAAGTAGTTTCTAAGATTAATGATTGGAAAGATTTTGCCGCTCATATTGGTCAAGTACTTTCTAATCCTGATTTTTTAAAAGATCTTTTAACTCCATTATATGGTAGAGTTTTAAGATTACTTAAACCCTTAAATGATTTTCTTAAAAAATTACAACTTGATAGTTTTATCCCTAAAATAAAAGATTTTTTAGAAAAAATTAAATCTCAAGGAGGGTGGAAAGCATTTATGGGATTTGTAGCTTTAGGAAGTATTATTACTTATATTACTAATAAACTAAAAAATTTAGCCCCAGACGCTATTAAAGATTTTCTTACTAAACAATTTTCTGGAGATTTTGTAACCACTATTTTTAGTAAATTAACAGACTGGAAATCATATTTAGGATATTTACAACCTGTTGTAAAAGGTGCAGAAGTTATTTTTGACTTTTTACAACCTTTTTTACAAGCGGCTGTATTATCTAAAAAACAAGGTGGATATTTAAACTTAATGAGAGAAAACAAAATGAAAAAATCAGACTTAAAAAAATTAATTAGAGAACGAATTTTAGAAGAAGCTGAAGTCGCTCCTACACTTCAAGGTCAGATAAAAACCGAATTATTTAAAAAATTAGGAGTAGCAGATTTTGATCCTGCTAAATTTTCTACAACAATTAATTTAGTAAAACAAAATAAATCATTAAATACAGCCGCTAATAAAGTATTAGCAGATGTTATGATTGCTATGATTAAAACAAGTGATGATAACTTGTTAAATCAAATATTTTCTAACTTAAAACAAATCGAAGCCAAATAAATGGACGCACTAGATCTATTTTTTAAAAAAGTTTCTTATAAATTTCCTAAAGGCTATCCTGATATGAATAGTCCTGAGGACGTTTTATTATTAAAAAGATTAGTAGAAGAATACACTAAAGAAGATGTTTCTTTAATTAAAGAAAGTTCTGAGGTATATGATGCTACTATTAAAAAAGCATTAGGTGTTGAAGAAATACCTAGATCAACAAACAAATATGATTTCCCAGGCAAAGGAGGATCTACTTTTTCTATTCAAGTAAGAGAAGGTGATAAAGATGTTTGGGACAAATTATATAATGTAGCTCCACCTAAAAAAGGTGAAGAAGAAGGTGAAACTAAAGGTGTAGGTAATGGTGAAATTGCCTTATATTGGCTTTACAATTACTCAGATAGTGGAGTAAATGTTGAAGAAGGTAGAGAAGGAGATGATCCTGATTTGTTCTTTAATGGAGTCGGTGTTGAGGTTAAAGCATATACTTCTCACACTGGTAAAATTGGTTTAGGAAGATTTGGAGCAGATAAAGAAAATTTAGCTTTATTAAGTGTAATTTTTGGTATTAATGCTTTAAGTAAAGCCTTAGGTGGTGGTGATGTAGCTAGAACAGTTAACCCAACAAACTTTAAAGGTGAAGATTTAATACCTGCCTTTGATCAAGTATTAGAGTTAGAAAAAATAGATGATTTAGCAGGTTTAGCAACTAAATATCCTATTTTTAAAACATTAAAAGATAATATTGATACTATCAATTCAGCCCTAGAAAATCCAGACACTTCAAAAGATGCTGCTATGGCTATGACTTATAAAATGTTAGAAGCCAAATTAGGCAGAAAACCAGGTGATGGAGGATATTTAGCTAATGTATTAAAAAATGGAGATGTTAAATTCTTTGGCATTAGTTTAGACAAACTTAGAACCTCAGATAGCTTATTAGATAATTTTTCAGCAAAACAAAGTGCTATTTATCTTAATTTTGCTAAAATCTTTGGATAATATTTATAATCATGGACTTAAAAAAGTTAATTAAAGAAGCTTTAGATAACAGAAATTGTTGCCAAGCTACAAAACCAAAAAAGTCGTTTATATTAAATGAAAGTGTTGCTCCACGTGAGATATTGTCTGAGGGTCTTAAATACCATATAGACAATAATAAGCCGCTTACTGAGCATTTATACCGCGCTGGATCCGATAAATACTTTCACTTATGGGCTGAAGCTCGTTCATTTTATTCTCGTAATATTATTGAAGTAACCAACTCAGATGATTTAGCTATTTTAACCGAAACAAATTTAGGTGAATTTGGTACATTAGAAGATGGTACTCGTGTTCCTTTAGATTTTATTATGGAAGATGTTTACCTTGATTTAAATGAAATGGCTTTAGATTCACCTAATGTTGAAAAAACTCTTGAAAAATTAGAAAAACATTGGGAAGAATTAGGTTTTGGTAGTTATGAAATTGCTAAACAATATATTAAAGATCATGGCGTAGAAGAGTTTGAAAGAATAAAAGATGAATTAAACGCTTTAACCGAAGCCAAAACAGGCAAAAAGAAAGACCCACCTGTAGGAAAACCAATGCGTGATTCATCAGGCGGTAAAGCTTACAAAGTATATGTTCGCGACCCTAAAACCAAGAAAATCAAAACAGTACGTTTCGGTTCAGGTGGTTTAAAGGCAAAAATTAATAATTCAAAAGCTCGTCAAGCATTTGCTAAACGTCATAAGTGCTCAACTAGGAATGACAAAACAAAGGCATCATATTGGAGCTGTAGATTACCACGTTATGCAAAATTACTCGGACTCAAATCAAACTTCTCAGGATTCTGGTAAACCATACACAGATTTAGAAGTTACTGACAAATACATTATTCGAGAGTTTGATGAAAACATTGACCCAATAGAGTTAATGTGGCATCGTGATGATGAAGATAGAATAATTGAAATCATAGACCCCGGTAAAGGTTGGAAACTTCAGTTTGAAGATGAATTACCTTGGGATTTAGAACCAAATATGTCAATATGTATATTAAGACATGAGTGGCACCGAGTTTGGAAAGGCGAGGGAAAACTTAGGTTAAAAATAAATTTATAGACGGATTCATAGCCCGTCGCTAAAAAAGAATTTTAGAGAGCTGTGGCCTCAATTTGGGGCTACAGCTTTTTTTATTTATATTAATGTGTTAAAATATGAGATCAAAGAAAATCGTAATTGTAGGAGCAGGTGTAGCAGGTGTTAATGCTGCAACCAAATTAGTTGACAATGGTTTCCCTGGAGAGAACATTACCATTATTGATATGGGTAATGATCCTTACAACAGGAAACCTGAGGAAGTAATGACTGGTTTTTTAGGTGCCGGTGGATGGTCTGATGGTAAATTGACTTATCATACAGCAATTGGAGGTCAATTATCTAAGTATGTTGGTGAGAAAAAAGCAATGGCTTTAATGGATGAAGTAATCAACAATTTTAAACGATTCCATCCTAATCCAGAGGAAGTACAATGTTCAAATCCAGAGGAAGAACCAGATTTTATTAAACCATATTTTGGACTTCGTTTATTTCCAGTATGGCACGTAGGAACTGATTATCTACACGAGATTGGTAAAAATTGGTATGACTACCTTGTGTCTAAAGGTGTAAAGTTTGTTTGGAATGAAAAAGTATTCAAGATTGATTTTGAGTCTCGCCTAGTATATTTTACTTATAAAAATGAATTTGGTGAGGGTGCTATGGAATATGATGAATTAATTTTTGGAGTAGGCAAATCAGGCATTGATTTTGCTCAAAAATTACAAGATGAATATCACTTAGAAACAGAACCTAAATCAGTACAAATTGGAGTACGATTTGAGGCACCACAAAAACACTTCCAAAAACTCATTGATATCAGTTACGATTTTAAATTATATCGTAAATTCGAAGATAAAGGTGTTTCATTACGTTCATTCTGTACAAACAACAACGCAGCTTATGTTGCTGTAGAAGAAACTTATGGAGATCATAGTTACAATGGTCACGCTAAAAAAGATATGCGTTACCGAAATGATATGACTAACTTTGGTATTTTGATGGAAATTAATGGTATTAAAAATCCATTCGAATGGTCACGTAATGTAGTCAATAAATTACAATTTGGTGGAACTGGTTTATATTATTCACCATCTCGTATTCCCTCATCAACATCAGAAGGTGAAGAAGTTAGTGCTTTCCAAATCGATAATTTGAATGGTGTAAAACACGTAATGGGTGAATATTGGGATTATATTGAAGACTTTATCGAGGATATGAAAAAAGTATTCCCATCACTTAAAGATGATTGGGGTGTTTATATTCCTGAAGTAAAATATTTGTCACCTGAACCTCTTGTTTATCATAGTGATTTAGCACTTATGGAATATCCAGATGTTCACTTTGTAGGAGATGCTTTATCAGCTCGTGGTATTACAGTTTCAGGAGCTCAAGGTATTTTAGCAGTAGAAAAACTTATCAAACCAACAGACCATTGGATGGATGAGTGGGATAACCATTCAGGAGATATGGTTTATTTTAAATAATTTGGAAAATTTAAAAAAAGGTATTATATTACAATTATGACTACAAAATATCAACCAAGTAAAAAACTAAAAAAAGAAGATGGTACTATAGCCTACGTTTGGGAAGGAAAACTTCACAATTGGGAAGGTCCAGCTTATATTCCTGGGGGTGATAATCGTAAAAGAGAATATTATATTCACGGAATCAAATATACAGAAGATGGTTGGAAAGAAGCTCGTCGTAATCGTGAAGGATTGCCCTGGTTTAAAAATCCGGCAATGACAAATCAAAGAACAGCAGGATAATTATGGAAAAACCTATTGTAATTAATGCAAAAGAATGCCCTGAATGTAATGTTCCTAAAGGTTGGGGACATGAAATTATATTTGAAAACAATGAACTTTACTGCGGTAAGTTGTTAGTGTTCAAAAAAGGTTGTAACTTCAGTATGCATTACCATTTAATTAAAGATGAAACATGGTATGTAGATGAAGGAGAGTTTTTATATCGTTGGATTGATACTGAAAATGGAGAAGTAAATGAGGTTGAACTTAAAGAAGGTGATAGTGTTAGACAATATCCTGGACAACCACATCAACTTTTAGCATTGACTGATGGAGTTGTATTTGAAGTATCGACACAACATTTTGATGAAGACAGTTATAGAATTTATAAAAAATGGCTAAAATCGGATTCTGCGGAACAATGAGTGTAGGCAAAACAACGCTAGTTAATGCGTTAAAAGAATTGCCCGAATTTAAAGATTATCAGTTTGCTACTGAACGTTCAAAATATTTAAACGATTTAGGTATTCCATTGAATACTGATTCAACTATTAAAGGACAAATTGTATTTTTAGCTGAGCGTGCTAGTGAATTGATGTGTGAAAATATTATTACAGATCGTACTGTAGTTGATGTTGTTGCTTTTACTAAAGCAGCTAAATCTATTGATTATCGTGAATCTGAAGCCTTTGTTAATTTAGCTTATCGTTTACTTAGTGAATACGATTACATTTTTTATGTTTCTCCTGAAGGAGTAGACATGGAAGACAATGGGGTTCGTGAAACTGATCAAAATTACCGCGAACTGATCGATTTTATTATCAATAATGTACTTAGATCTCAAAGTTGGAAAATTAAAAATTTAACAACATTATCAGGTTCAACTGATGAACGTATTGCAAAAATTAAAGAAACACTTTTCGGATAATATTTATAATCATGAAAAAGTCTGATTTAAAAGCAGAAATTAAAGAATATATTGTAGAAATCTTGTCTGAAGTTGATGTAGAGGAAGTTACTATAGTTGGTCCTAAAACAGACCCATCAGATATAGCAGACATAGCTAAAACTGAAAAAACAGACCCTAATACTGTTAAGGCAGCTCTTGCTAAAGCTAAACAAACAAATACTTCAGTTACTGTAGCCGAATCAGATAATGAAGATAGAGAACCTACTAAAGCTGAACTTGAAAAAGAAAAAGTAAAAGGTGCTCCTTCTAAATTCAAAGTTACAAATTCTGAATTTGAAGATTTTAAATCTAGACTTTCTACATTAGTTAAAAAAATTAAAGGAATGGAAAAGGGAGCTGAAAAAGATAAAAAAATGGCTGCCTTAAAACAATACATTAAAAAACCAGAATTAGTTAAAGCGTTTAAAGAAAGAGACGTTAAAATTGATACTGGTGGATTAATCGGTTAATATGGAAAAATATATTGCACAAGCGGTTACAATTTGGGTATCCATATTTTTGGTATGGTTCCTCTTTTTTTATAACGATTCTAGTTTTTCTAGTAAAGATAAAGAATACCAAGCAAAAATTGATTCCCTCCAGAATAAAATTGTTTTAAACCAAACTCAAATTGATTCTTTAACTTTGACTCAATTAAATTTAGATTCACTTTATTCTGTTAATAAAGGTAAGTTAAACGAAATTTCTAAAAAAGCAGAAATCTATAAACAAAAATACAATGAAGAACGTAATCGCATTAATGCTATGTCTAGTGATGATATCGTCCGTGAGTTCACAACAACGTTCGAATGATTCAGCAATTATTCCTATTAAAAATTTAAGGAATGCTATTTTAATAAAAGTTGATTTTGATGAATGTCAAAACAAATTAGTTTCTGCTCAAGATTCTATTAAAATTCAAGATAGTATTATTCGCGATCAGTCTCAATCTATTATTGTTTTGTCTTCAAAAGTTAATCTTTTTGAAGCTAACGATAGTTATTATACTCAAGTTGTAAATTACAAAGATAGCGTTATTGGTGTTAGAGACCAAAATATACAACATTATAAAGGAAGCGCTAGAACAGCCTGGCTAATTACCGGCTTAAACACTATTGTTTTCCTTTTACTCCTAATATGAGTCAGGATCTAAAACAAATAATCAGAGAAGAATACTTAAAGTGTGCTCAAGATCCTGCTCACTTTATGAAAAAATACTGTAATATTCAACATCCACAACGTGGTAGAGTATTATTTAATTTATACCCATTTCAAGAAAAAACATTACGTTTATTTAGAGACAATCCATACTCAATTGTATTAAAATCTCGTCAGTTAGGTATCTCAACATTAGCCGCAGGTTATTCTTTATGGTTAATGTTATTCCATAAAGACAAAAACGTACTTTGTATCGCAACAAAACAAGAAACCGCTCGTAACATGGTTACAAAGGTTAAGTTTATGTTCGATAACTTACCTTCTTGGTTAAAAATAAACGCCGAAGAAAATAACAAACTATCATTACGATTAAGTAATGGTTCACAAATTAAAGCAACCTCAGCAAGTAGTGATGCTGGTCGATCAGAAGCAGTATCTTTGTTGATTGTGGATGAGGCAGCTTTTATTGAACAAATTGGAGAAATATGGGCATCAGCACAACAAACACTAGCCACGGGTGGTGGAGCAATAGTACTTTCAACACCATATGGAACTGGAAACTGGTTTCACAAGACATGGGTGTCAGCGGAATCAGCGGAAAACGACTTTTTACCTATCAAGCTTCCTTGGTATGTACATCCGGAAAGAAATGAGGATTGGAGAAAACGACAAGATGAATTACTTGGTGATCCTAGATTAGCAGCACAGGAGTGTGACTGTGATTTTAGTACATCTGGTGATGTTGTATTTTATCCTGAATGGATTGAGTTTTTAAAACAAACAACAATTAAAGATCCTATTGAACGTAGAGGAACAGACCAAAATTTATGGGTTTGGGAACCCGCAGATTATAGTAGAGAATACATGATAGTAGCTGACGTAGCTAGAGGCGATGGTAAAGACTCTTCTGCTGCTCACGTAATTGATATTCAAACTAATACACAAGTTGCCGAATATAAAGGACAATTACCTCCTAAAGAATTTGGTTATTTTTTAGTTGGTTTAGGTTCGGAATACAACAACGCAATGTTAGTAGTAGAAAATGCTTCGATTGGTTGGGCAACATTAGATGCTATTATTGAAAGAGGTTATCGCAACCTATACCATTCTCCCAAATCAGACCAATTAACAGCAGATTCTTATTTAAAAGTATTTGAAGGAAATTCAGATATGACTCCTGGATTTACAATGTCTTTGAGAACAAGACCGTTAGTTGTAAATAAATTTAGAGAGTACGTTGGTGACAGAAGTGTTACAATTCACTCTAAACGATTATTAGAAGAAATGAAAGTATTTATCTGGAAAAATGGTCGGCCTGAAGCTCAAACCGGTTATAACGATGACTTAGTTATGTCATTTGGTATTGGGATGTTTTTACGAGATACTTCATTAAAATTTCAACAAATGTCTCATGATATGACTCGCGCTACACTTGGAAATATGAGCAAGAGTACGTATAATGGGGGGTATAATAGCAACCAAATGAGAAATCCGTATTCTGTTCAAACAGATCATGGATTTGAGGACATTAAATGGCTATTGTAATATTTATAAGATATGGCAGATACTAGTTTATTCACCCGATTACAACGTTTATTTTCAACGGACGTAATTATACGAAATCAGGGTGGCAACGAATTAAAAGTAATGGACGTTGATTCAATCCAACGTTCAGGAGATATAGC